AGTTCCATCGTGTATTCTGCTTTGAGAGCGCGGCTCTTTGCAACGACGGAAATCTTTTCGATGCTGAATGCCATCTCAGGGAAGGTGTTTGAACCGTCGCCTAATGCTTCAGCAGCGTATGTTGAAAGACCTGTACCAACTGTGTAGTTGTTTGCAACGTCGGAGGCAACTGGTGTTGCGCCTGTCTGTGTACCGTTTGCACTGAAACCAGTATTGGCTTCGTCAAACAATGCCTCAGTACCACCTTGATTGGTGTAGCGTGAACGCATTGCGAAGATAAGTCCTGTTGGACCGCTCATTGGCTGAACGCCGCAGATATCGTATGCAATTAGATTTGGCATTGATCTACGAACCAAGCTGATTAGAACTGGGTCATAGATATCAATGGCGCCGTCACCAGCAACAGATGAAGAACCCTTCATTGCGTTGGTTGGAGCATCTTCTGTTAGAAGAGAAGTTGGTGAGCGATAACCACCAGAAGAATTTTCGCGGCAAGAAATTTCTTGATTCTCTAGAAGTTGTGCAACAACTGCTTTTCTATGTGAGTCTTTGATTGATGGCAACTCAGTATGTTCAAGAACTGGTGCCCATTTTTTTACTAAAGCTTCGATTGACATATTTTTCTCCTTTGAGTATTTAAAAACTCTGTTACTATTTATAATTTTTTACTTTTTGAGTGTTCTTGAAATGCTCTGAACATAATGAGCCATCGCTGGCGAAACTGATTCATCGAGAGTCGTAGAGGCATCAGAATCTAATGAAGACTCTTCAACTTTTTCTTCGGATTTAGTTTGTTCAAAATACTTTTTCTTTGTGAGAATAAGTTTTTGCTTATAGTCTTCTTCAGAAATAAATTCAATGTTTTCTGCTAAAGACTTAAGTTTTTCAGTTTGAATTTCTGATAAACCCTCGGAAACTGTCTCGATTAGATCGTTCATTTTGTGAACGTTCAATTCTTCAGTTAATTCTGCATTTGTTGAAATGGCCTTGTTCAATTCTGCCTGAATTTCATCAAGTTTCACCGTAAGTTGCTCAACGGCATCAACTTTTTCGTCTGGAAGATCGATATAGTTTTCAATGAATAGATTTTTCAATCCATTCATGAAGCCTTCGGCAATCTCAGTTTTTAGATTGTGTTGAATTGAAACTTGATTTGTTTCTAACCACTCTGAAACTACGTAGTTAAGATACTCATCTAATTTTTCAACTAATCCTGCGGCAAACTCTTCTGTTTGCTCTTCTAATTTTAAATCGAATTCTTCTTGAAGCTTTTCTTTCTGCTCATCTACTTTGGCAAGAACCGCTGCTTCAAAAATAGATTTGGCATTTGTTTTAAATTCTTCTGAAAGATTTTCGTCTGCGAAAAGAGCGTCAACATCACTAACGTCGATCTTTTTCTCTTCCAAACTTTCTTCTTTATTATTGTCTACTAACATATTGCTTCTCCTTTTATTTTAATTCATATTATGAATCATTATCTTATTTATAAACTTTTTAAGAATGCTTCAAAAACTTTAAGTTTAACTTCTTCTAAATTCTTAGAACTTGTTTTTTGAATCACTCTCTTAGTTTCTTCTATGTGTTTGCCAATCCAGCGACCTTCAACAAAAACCCATTCTTTATTTTCCATAACACCTCTTACAAAGGCATCGGGCGCTGATGGATCCGCAACAATGTCAGCAGCAGTTGCAAGATAGAAATCATCTTTCACAACTTTTATGCCCTCTTTATTCTCTTCTAGTGTTCCCATACCTCTTGTGGAAACGCCTAGAGTAGCACCTTCTTCAATTAAATTCTTGACAATATTTCCATAAGGTGTATCTAAAATTTTAGCCTTACCATAGAAATCTGTTTTGTCTGCTTTTAATTCTTTAATTAGAAGTGCAGTTCTTTCTAAATTAATTGTTGGTCCATCTGGATGTCCAAGTTCACCAAATGCTCGGCCTTTTGAAACAAACTCATTAATATACCGTGTGGCTTCTCTGTTTAGAATGTCGAACGAATACATTCTGCCATTTCTGTTAGGTCTTTCAGATTGCATAAAAATGCCTTCGATGAAAAGATTTCTCTTTCCAGATTCTGAAGCCTCGGTGATAAATTTAATTTCTTCGTTTAATTCTGTGATTAGTTTCATGGTGAAACTCCATCGTCGGTTGTTTCTCTACTTGTATAACCAGCGGTTTTCTTACCCTCAACAATAACTGTATATCCCGCACCAGCAGTAAATCCTAACGTCGAGAGATAAATGTCACCATTCGTATTTGCAATATTATTTGTTATTGGTGCCGTCAAGTTGGTTACTAAATCCATAGTTCCAGAGCCGGAGAGATATGCAATCGTATTTGGCGAATCGCCTGACCACATAAGTTTAACCTTAGAATTTGCTCCGGCAATTGACCAGGTCAATTTATTTATGGTAATTCTTTGATCTGTTGCTGAACCATTTGCAACGGCAGTTAATCCAGAAACATCAACCTTAAGAACATTGGTCTCTCCGGTACCGTCTGATTCATTGGTAAATTTATATGCCCATGCTGCGGCATGATCTTTCAACTTTTGTGACGTTACGGTATCAGCCATTTTATTCCTCTAATAGGTTTAGAGAAAACTCTAAAAGCTTGTCAAAGTCTTCTTCAATTTTTTCTAGAAATAATTCTTGATTTTCTTCGTTCAAAGAATCATACAATGCAATTAAGGCCGACTGATGTTCTTCGTTCTTTGTTTTGGCCATAATTGTTTTATATGCTTTTTTAGCAGCCTCTGGCTTGTCACGAACCATTGCTGATGCTACTGCAAAAGGTCCACCTTTTGATTCATCACCAACACCTTTCTTTTTGAATTCTTTACCGATTGTGTGCGCCATTTTAGTTTCTTGTTTACTAAAATCGGCCTCATCGAGTTCAACTTCTTCACTATATTTTTTCTTGTTAGGCGGAATTTGATTGGGTTTTACTTTAACGGTATGCCCCATTTTTTTATCCATTCTATCAGTCTCTTTACTACCTAATCTATGAGTCACACTATGTTGACCAGCCCTTCTTTTTTCCATTTCTAAGTCAAGCCTCTCTTTTTCCGACTTTGCATGGGCACTTGTATCTCCATCATAATATGATCTTTCATGGCCTTTTTTAACTTCATCTTCGGCAGATTTTTTGTAATAAGATTGGAGAGTTGATTTTTTTAACTCATCAACTTGTTCAACTTCTTCTTTTTTCAGTGCGCCACGCGCTTCGGCAGATTTAAGCATTGCAATTCTATCACGATAACCAGCTACTCCTGGCTTAATATCTTTTGAAGCCTTTTTCTCCCCTGCTGTTGGCTTGGCGATATGCTTCATTGTAGTTTTAGCTTGATGACTTTCTGCTTCATCAACTTGTTCAACTTCTTCTTCCGTTACCAAAAGAAAATTTTTAAAACTCTTCATTTGCGGTTTCCTCATCCTCTGAGTTATTATTATCCTCTTCTTGATTAAAGAAGGACTGAGCTATTTCCATTTTTTTGGCTGATAGAACATCATTAATCTTTTGATCTAGCGCCAACAAAATGTTGTTTTTAAATTCTGTTGCATCTGCCGATAAGGCATTTAATACTGCATTTTCAATATGTTCTGACATGATAATTCTCCTTTCAATTATTTATAAAAAACAAAACTTTAAAGGTGTTTATTCTTTGTGTATAACAACAGGAATAGGTTTAGGTGGTTCTTCAGGAGGTGATGGCGCATTGTTAGTTTGTGGCGCCGGCTCATCTTCCTGTTGTGCGGCCTCTTCCTCAATTTCTTTTTCTATCTCTTCAATATCTTCTTCAGTAAATCTAAGCACCTTTGTTCTTACATAGTTTTTAGAGAAATATTTTCCAACATAATTATCTATTTCTGTTAGTAATGTAAGTCTCTCTTTTAATATTTCGGCATCTTTTAATTCTGTAAAATGAGAATCTGTTACGAAATCATAATTAATTTCTTCTTTTAATTGTTTCCATTCTTCTCTAGTGCAGATACCTTTTAATATTAATTGAGTTTCTAATAACTTATCAAATAAGTGAGAGAATCTCATGCGAAGTCGGCTAATGAATTTAGAAAACTTCAATTCATCTCGACTGATTTCGGATGCACGACCTAGAGAAAATCCAGCATCTGATTCTAATCTTGAGATTGGAACGTTTAATGCCTTATACAATTTCTTTTGAAAATATAGAACATCTTCAATTTCGCCAAGATTTTGTCCTGCTGGTAGCGTGGTAATCTCTGTGCCTTTGCCGCCTTCTCTTCTTGGCAACCAAAAATCTTCAAGCATTGTTTGAAATCTTCTATCGTCACGGATTTCGCCTGTTTGAGCATCATAGACCAGTTTATTTTTATATTTCTGCATAATCTCACGGAGATATTGCTCCGCTTTAATTTTTGGTAGATTACCAACATCAATATAAAAAATTCTACGTTCTGGCGCGCGAGAGATGCGATAAATGACTGTTGCATCTTCAAGCATTCTTAATTGATTCAATGGACGAATTGCTTTATGTAGATAAGATATAATTACTTTACCTTCACGATCTGTTAATCCAGAATGCACATAGCAAATAGAATCTTTTGCAATTTTTAAACCTTGATTTGCATCTCTTGCAAATCCGACATTTGAATACACAAAATATTCAATTGGTTTTACATATGCACTAGATGATAATGGTGTTCCTTTGTTTCTTGGTATTTCTCTAACTTTTCGAATTTTTCTTGGATCAATGTATCTAACTTCTTTGATACCTAGTCTTGGATTTTTTTCATCAATTACCATATGATAATAAAGTCTACCATCAACATACCAACGTCTGAAAACATCATACGCTTGGTTGTTAAAATCGAGCAACTTCATAACATGCTCGAATTCTTCTTTTATTTTTTTCTTAATGGTGTCTGGCTGTTTCATGTTCTCTAAAACAATTGAAACAGGATATCCATCTTCTTGATAGACTATGGATTCATTAACAATATCATCAATTGCAATATCGCATTCGGCTTGTGTTGCCATTTCACGATATCTGCGAATTAATTCGGCGTCAGTTTTTACTTGACCCTCTAAATCAACATAGGTTCCATAGACGCCACTACCAACGACAGATATTGCTGCATCGTCTGTGTCTGTTGGCGGCACAAAAGATTTAGCACTATCTTCTTTTTGCGGATCGTCTTTACCTATCTTATAACCAAAAAGTTTTATTGCCATTTATTCTCTCTCATAAAAATAGGGGGCGTAATAGCCCCCTATTAGTGAACACTATTACGCAACTATATTTATGTTGCGAAATAACTCAATTATACAGTGGTGTAAGAAATATAGCTATATTGAAATGTCACAGAAAATTCTGAAATTGCATCAGTAGAATCGTAAGATAAATCAATTGCGGAAACGTCAGTAGGAAAAGAATCTTTTAACACATATAGACCACTAGTAACATTACTTCCAGTAACATCAAGTTGTTGAACTTCAATGTTTTGTTTATAGTCAGCAATCGTTGATTTAGAACTATTTTCAAAGTTATTGGTTGATATACCAGCCATCCATGTTTCGAAAAATTTTCTAACCCCAAAAGACTCGTCCGCAATAAAGCTTGCCGTCCACTCACCATAAGTTCTATCACCAGGCAATTTCATTCTTCTTCCACCTTGCAAAGGAATTTCTACAACACCAATCGTAAATGCTGGAATTGCCGCAGCTTTACATAGTACAGCATACTGAGTTGCATCTGGTGCAGTTCCAACCGAGGGAGTTATAAAACTTGGATTTGCTAATGTGAAAGGTTTTCCGAAAGTAATTTTAAAATTGTTAGGTCTAGAACCTTGCTCTAATGCAGTTTTAAATTGTGATAGTTTAAATGCCATTTTTATTCCTTTCTTTATGCCGTTGTATGATAATCATACACCCATGTTACGGTGTATTCGGAAATAGCATCTGTACTATCGTAAGACAAATCAATTGCGGAAATATCGCTAATAAAACAATTTTTTAATGTATAAGTAATTGCCGCAGTTTCTGTAACGCCGGCGCCGGCCTCATATCTAAATTGTTTCACAGTAACATCTCCCAACTCTCTTTTTCCTGAAGAAACGACGGTATCTTCAAAAGAAATGCTTGCTGAAGCATTCTGCAATAGTTCGAAGTTTCGTCTAGTTGTATATTTTGGATCTAAAATAACTGTTGTAGTCCATTCAGCAAAAGTTCTATCGCCACTAACTTTATATCTTCTACCACCAGACATAGGAATCTCAATGATTCCTATGGATGATCCTGGCAAGGCTGCTGCTTTACATAAAATTGTTATTCCAACACCTGGCACATTTACTTCAAATAAGTTAGGTCTAACGCCGCCGCCTATCAATTGTTTTATGGTACTTAATGTTGTTAAGTTAGCCATTATTGTCTCCTTTTATGTCTCGTTGACCTTATTTATCCTTAAACTTCGGCAATGTTAGATGCGCCTCTAACTGAAACGAAATTAAGTTGAATAAAGTTAATCGATGAAATTGGGCGAACAAAAATGTCAGCAACAAATTCATTTGCTTCAATGACGGCAGGAGGATTATTAGTTTCGTCGCAGACAACTCTGAATTCTGTGATGCCTCTTCCACCAACAACACTTCTTAAATATGGCTCAACAGCATTCAAGAAAGCTTCTCTCGTCTGTGCATCATTCTGTTCAAATAGAACGTTACCAGCAAATGCGCCGATTGCTTCTCTGATTGTGATGAACAGTCTGCGAATATTGATTCTGTTGAAAGATGAATCGGTTGTAACAAAAGTCTTGTCGCCAAACAGAACTGTTCCACGTCCAGGTTGTGTAAAGATTGGGTTTACGCCGCGCTTATAGAGAAGGTCTCTATTTGTTTCGTTTGGATTCCAAGCAAGTTTAACTGAATTTAGAATGTTTCCATTTGTGTATCCAGCAGGTGAGAACCATGGTGCACGATCTCTGTCTGTTCTTGCTAGCAATCCTGCAACATCAGCATTACATGGAACATAAACAAAATTGTCTAGGTACTTGTTGTACTGATATTTCCAGTTTCCATCCATGATGCCGTATGTTGATGCGGTGACAGTATCAGCAAATGCAATAATGTCATCTGCTTCATCGCCTGCATTGTTAACAACATCAGCAGATTCTGGAGAGAAGCAAACAACAAAGTCTTTACGATCTTCAGCAACACCAATTGCATAGTTGACAACAGTGGCACTTGCTGCACCCATTGGCATGACAGAGATTGGAAGATTTGATTTATTTTCAAACACGCCAAGTGCGGTGATTTTTTGACTATCTGTTGCTGCCGCACCATCTGCACCACCAGCAAGACTGTAATTTTTGACTGCGGTGACTGCGGTGAATGTTAATCCACTAGCAAGTGCTGAACCCCAATTTGTTCCTGCGGCATCTTGATCCATCCAACGAATATAGTTGGAACGATCATTGATAACATTCTTATAGTAGTTATTTCCACCATTTGTAGTTTTACCATCAGAAGCTTTTGACACTGCGGAAAACTTTTCTAGAAGAGTATTCTGTGTTCCTGTGATAAGGCCGTCTTCATCGACAACAACAACGTGCATTTCATCGTTCGTTGAACCTTTTGATGCTGCAAATGTTGATGTTCCTGGAGCCTGATCAAAAACTCCAAAGAATTCCCAACGTCTAACTGCTGATGCACCAGTTGCGCCTGTTAGATGTTTTGATTCTAGTGTGAAGTGTGTTGCATTTGTGATTGATGCGACTTGAATTGAACGTCCACCTAGAACAACAATATCACCAACAACTAGCTGAGTATTGGCAGATGAACCTGTTCCAACAACTGTTGTGCTTCCTGCGGCAACAGTAAATGTTCCAGTTAGATTTGATTGCCATGCTGCCGAACTTGGGCACGTAGAAACTTTTAATGAGTTTCCTAATGCGCCAGGATACTTTGCTGCCCATGGACCAACATCACCTGAACCATCAACATAAGATTCGTATGCTGCATCATTCTTGATTGCAAGTCCTGTTCCAGCGGTACCGCTTCCTGTCGTTGCTTCGGCAGTTGCATTAAGTGCGCCAGTTGTGTTTGCGGCGCGAACAACCTGAAGTGACGAACCATAAGCTAAAAAGTTTGCAGCGGTTAGGAAATCCACTGCATTAGTTGCATTGGGAGTTCCGAAATTCTGAACTAATTCTGTTTCGCTAGTGACCAAAACCGCCTGTTCAACTGGGCCCCATCTAAATGCTCCAGCAAAACCACCAGTCGTGGTACCAACGGCACGAACTGATGAAATTTGATCAGTTTCTGTGACTTTGATTCCTGGTGAGA